GAGTCTTTGATTATCATTAGGTAAAACAATATTTGCAACCTCACTTGAATCAATAATAAGTGCATTGATAGTAGAGCCACCATCGTTTACTGTAAAATAAACATCTGCATCGCTTTTTGTATTTTGTATATAATTATGAGAACCATTATGATTTATTACAAAAGCATCACTTGCACCCATAATTACAGAACTACTATTAGGAAGTCTTAAATGACTTCCATCAAAAGTAAGATTGGCTTCTGCGTTCATAGCATCTGTACCAGTAGCAGTAAGTATTCTGTTATTGCTACCATTAGCCATAAAGTCAGATACATCTACTGAAATAGCATCTGCTGCTACATCAATACCAGTACCTGCTCCAATGTTTAGAGTTGCTGCACCTGAAGTAGCACCGCCAGTTAATCCTGATCCTGCTATAACAGATGTTATATCAGAATCGCTAGGATTGGTTAGATCGACAATATCGTTTGAATCTCTTATATATAATTTATTAGCACTTCTGTCGTATGCTAATTCTCTATCTACGATATTAGAAGTAGTAGGTGTGCCACTACCAGCTTTAATCTTGATAGTATTCGCCATATTATACTCCTATCTTAGTATGTGCCACCATCAAAAGTAGTATTAGTAAAACCACCTGTGATTGTTGCTGTGCTTGATACTGCTAATGTTCCAGTTACTTCTAATGGTTTGTTAAATTCCCATTGAGTACCAGTGTGATCGTAAATTAATGTTGCTCCCGCTCCATCTACTGTAATACCTGCTCCATCGGCTGCAGCAGAGTTTGCTGCTCCCTTAGCTATCGTAATATTAATATCATCTACATCTAGTGTAGTTGAATTAACAGTAGTTGTAGAACCATTAACAGTTAAATTACCCCCAACAACTAAATTACCACCAGTGGTAACATTGTTTGGTAGTCCTACTGTTACAGTTCCTGCATTCTCTGCAACTTCGACTTCGTTTGAAGTTCCTGCGAAAGTTAGTGTTCCCCCTAATGATATTGCGGATGTATTAGAACCATCCGATACAGTTACACTTGAGTTTGCTAGTTTAGCATTAGCTATACTTCCTGCAAGCTCTGCATTTGATACACCACCATCTTTAATGGTTACTGCACCACTTGAAACTGAAAAATTATCTCCATGAAAACTTGCTACACCTTTAACAGATGTTGTTGCATTGACTCCTGCTAGAGTTAATGTATTGTCAGCATTACCACTTCCTAATGTTGCAGAAAGACCAGTAGAGCCAGTTACAGTAAGATCTGCTAGAGAACCAACATGAAAGGCCTCTACAGTTCCATTTGAAGCTGTCTGCTTACCTACAAATAACTTTGAACTACCATTATTAAATGCTAATTCACCATAAGCTAAACTACTAGGATTAGATGTATCACTATATGTTGCACTTCTTTTGACTTTTAATGTATTAGCCATATTTTCTCCTAAATGAATGTTCCCCCATCGAGGGTTTTATTACTTAATGATTGGCTAGATGCTACATCAACAATATCATCATTATTTGTGCCACCAACTGTTTTGTCATCTAACTGATTTATTTCTGTTGCTGTCGCTGTTAAACTATGCAACTTAGATAGATCCGATTGAGTAACACTACTGTCTTTTACCTTGGTAACTGCGTTATCTACCTGGTTTCCTGTGTGTGCTGATGTATAATTAGCCATATCTACTGAATAGCCAATAAGATGACACTAATCAATGTCTAATTCTTTATATAAGTCTTTATCGGTCATCCTTTTAGATCCTCTGCCAATATCATCTGACAGAATCGTAGGTGTACCCATGAGTCTTTTTACTTTGCATTTTTTGTGAAAAAGACATTCTGTTAATTTGTCTTCGGTCATAGATTGTTGAACTTCGTAGATTTTACCTTGTTCGCATTTGTAGTCGTATGTGGGCATTTATTCTCCATGAATAGAGGGGATAAAATATATCCCCCCTATTACTTTTGATCCTATTATGGATTTGTCCAATTAACGATAGGACAAGCAGCGGAAGAAGCAGCGTGTGACAATGCAGCACCAAATAGAACATCTGCAACTACTGAAGTTGCTAGATAATCTAGATCGTAAGAAGATTGTACACGAGGTGCTATTTGCTGTGCAAAGTAAACTGAGTTTCTGTTAAATACAGTTGCAATTTCTTCGCCAGTTCCAGTTGCTTCACTCCAGTCAGTAGATGCGTAAACAGGCATACCATAAATCTGCATCAAGTTTCCACCTGAAATTGGATTTACTGCATCCCCTCTCTTCTGAGCTTCTGTGAAGTCACCAATTCCCATTAACTGCATATACACTTTAGGGGAAGCATACATAAATGTTTCTCCATCTGTGTAGTCAAAGTCTTGGTCTAGAAGTTTTTCTAGTCCGCCTCTAAGCTCTGCAGCTAATAAGATATTGTCTGTCGCTACTGCTGTGTCATTACCAGTTGCACCTTGAAGAATACTCACTGCAAGATAGTTTTCAACTTTCTTTGCAAGTGCATATCCCATACTACGAGCATAAGCATTGAAAAGATCTGCAGATTCTTGAACCTTTACGATATCTTCAATTCTTTTTGCTTCATAGTGATGCTGATTAACTGCTAAGTCCACTTTTCCATCAGTGTTGTTTGTATAAGTAACTGCAGTGTCTGCTGATTTAGCAGCGGCAGTTTCTTCATCCACTTTAGGAATATGTAATATATCGCCACCACCTGCTAGCATAGATGAGAAATCTAATACTTGATTTCTTAACTGAAATTTTCTTTCAGCATAATCTAAAATTGCATCTCTCCACATTTCGGGGATGAAATTTGCTGCGGTTGTGACTGTTACGTTACCATTAGCCATGTTATTACCTCATATTATTATTATGATTTATTTTTGTAAGTTTCCACAATGGTATTCCAGTTCTTTCTACGATCTTTCTGATCCATGTCTTTCCAGGCATCTTTCTCTAAAGCCATTTTAGTGGAGGTACTTTCTTGTGTTGCAACAGGCCTAACTTTATTTAAATCTACGAATTTCTGTAGTTTAGATATTGATAATTCTTCTGCAATCACTTTTTGTTCATCTGACAATCCATTCAAAAGATTCGACCTTGTGTCTTTTTGAAAATTATCAAACTCATCGGCTTTCACTTTATACTCATCTCTTTCTAAAGATAATCTTTCAGAAAGTTCTTTGTATTCTTCTTTTTTCTTAAGTTCAAGCTCATCTCGCTCTTTAGTTTCTGCTTTTAATACTTCAAGCTCTTCACGAAGTTTAGCTTTATCTTGACGATGTTTCTTAGCTTCGTAAACTAATTTACCAAATGATTCTGATGATGGGGTTTCTTGAGCCGGATCTGACTTCTGTTCTGTGACCAATTCCTGGTCGAGTGTAGTGTCTTCTGACATTGCTACTCCTTTATATTGTTAATGTAATCTTAAAATCTTTTTTCCTAGTAAGGACTTTTTTTAAATTACCTGTTATATTCTTACGATAACCGGCTACAATTAAGTCAAAAGTAGGTGTGGGGATCTGTTTCTTACCACTTGGAAGAGCATATTGATAATTTTTACCCTTACTTAGTCCAGTTGATAAATGTTTTAATGGTAAATAAGAATCTAGAGCATATACAATCTTATGTTTAGATGTAAGTCTTCGATCTGCCCTAAAACTTTTATACATTCTACCAGTGTTAAAGAAATCTGCTTGTTTAGGGGCATTTGGGTTCTTTCTCCTCTTTCTTTTTAAATAATTAGGGGATAATGGAGATGTTTTCTTACCAAAAACATTTTTTTTACTAAAAAGAATATCTCTATGGCTTTCTGCTGCTTTTTGGGCAACCTCACCATTTTGTTTCTTAGTAGGCATCATTTTATCGTATTTACTAGCCATTTTTCCTATCTTGGTAATATTGTTTTTGTGTTTTTATGTTTAATGCTCTATTTTTTGACTTAAACTTTTCTTGTAAACTATTAAACCTTTTTTTGGCATCTTTTTCTTCATTATTTTCTACATTACTGGCTACTTCCCAATATCCACGACAATTAGGACCACCTCGATCGAAGAAAGCTCCTGGGAAACTTGCTTCTATCTGTTTTTTAGTCATCCCCCCGAACGAAACCATCTTAACACACAAATGTCTTGTTTTATCATCTAGTGGATTAACAAATATATACTTTGTGTTCTCAGGCATACTATTAGCCATCGTCTGTGTAACTAGATTAGCATAATCTGCAATTTGTGTTTGAATAAATGTTGTTACTGAAGAAGAGCGTAAAAAATAGTTTCTTTCTATTAATTCTTTTACTTGCGTAGCAGAAAATCCACTACTTATACCTCTTAAGACTTCTAATTTTACTTTGTCCCCCAAAGATAGTGTATAATTTGTAATTAACCCTTGATGTGCAAAACGAAAAGATTGTAATTGGGATTCGCTTATTGTTCCGAAAGAACCTAGATCATCTAATACTGAATCAATGCGAGTTAAGTAATTATTGACTGCTTGTTCCATTAATAGATCTTGTAACCAGTAATCTGCTACAACTAACCCCCCTAGAACAACCAAAGGATCCACATTTTCTTCTTCTAATTCTTTTGAGTTGTCTATAAAGGTGTCTATAGCAGATTCATAAGAATCGACAAACTCTTCTTGAGCTTGAACGATAGTTTCTTCTATTGGCATTATGATTTCAATCTATTAAGTAGTTGATTTGAGCTTTCCGGCTCTTCCTCTACTTTATTTTCTTCGAGCTGCTTCTCAATTTGCTCATCAGACATATCGGGATTGTTATACTTAAACCAATTATGTTTATTATCTAATCCCTGATCAAACTTCCAAGTCCAATAATTTACTTCTTCTTGAGGATCTAAGTACATCTTAGGCTCTACAAAATCTACAGAGTATTCATCATTAAGATTTACACCAGTTTGTACTTCAATGATTTTCTTATCTATTTCAAATCTTTTTTGCTCAAAAACTCTATACGTATCTTCTGTAGTAGCAATTCTTTCTTCCATATTTTCAATTTCTTGAATACGTAATGCACTACCACTAGGAGCATTACCATGTGAGTCTGCCCATTTAATTCTTAAGTGATTATTTGATAATGTCGCAGATACATAAAACTTAATACCATCAATTAACTGACTAACAGAAGCAGTTGGTCCTGTAATACCAAAATTAGAACCCTCGGGAAGATATAATAATTTATCTACACCAAGTTCAATTCTACTGGCATCATCCACTCCAGTTACATAGCGAATACCTATAGCACCGAATCGTAAACACAGCGCTAGTTCAGTCATTGCTATAGAAGTGTGCATATCTGCAGAAACAACATCCATCGCATTAGCAGAATAAAACTGCCCTCTTAGCGGTGGATAACGATGAGTATAAACAACAGGTACAATTCCATAAGGATTTAGATCTCCATCGTTAAACGATACCTTTTTCCCATCGATGATGCCAAAATGTTTTCCAGGATAACCTGGTCTATCTTCTGTCCACACAATCATCATATCATTAGAGTCATCTGCAGAATATCCATAACTAGGAACAAAATATGCAATTCCAAATGGCTTATCCTCGTAAGGAAGAAACAATGGTTCAAAATGTGTTAAATTTTCATACTCAATCTTTTGAGTAGCCTCATCCCATCTAGATCTAAAAGCCATACAACCTAATAAATAGGTTAAAGACTCTAACTGTCTTCTTTTTGCATTTAAATCATGAACATTAGCAAAATTTGCATAGCGGTCATCCACACTCATTACTGGTGGTCGCTTATAAGTCATTGATCTTGCCTTGATAACTCTTCGAGTAAGGTTTTGTGAGAAAACAGGAATCTGTGCTAATGTCTCACTTCCAAAATATCTACTTACATAGTTTTCTGTGTTTAGCCCCTCATAAAAATCCAGTAACTCGTCTATTTCTTTATGTCGCTCTGTTTCTATGTAACTAAAGTGTTCCGATAAAACACTTATTATACTTTCGATTGCATTATCTTTTGTAATTACCATTGTATTGTTCCTGCTTTGTTCTGTTTAATAGGGTAAAGGTTTACTATAAAGTATCTAAGAGTATCTGCGTGGTGATCATTTCTACCATCCTTTAAAGGTTCTTCTTTTAATCTTTGATCTGTTTTCTTTTCAGGGTAACGATAGTTTTCTATACTCTGAATACTACCTTTACATCTCTCATCATAAAAAATGTGAGGATCCCCATCCGCATCTTCAAACCAAGTTCTTACATGAGCAACACCATTAGCTATATTCCTTGAAATCCTATCTTTTTTAAATTGCACATTTATGCCATGTCTTCTGAATATCTCAATATCTCCAATACCACTCTGAGCTTGGACTCCTCCCCCCGCAGGGTCACAGAAATATCTTCTTACATCATAAGGTCTTTCTAATATCCACTTTGCTAAGTCTTCTGTCTTAACATTTTCTTCGTGACAAATCTCATCAATAACATAAATATCGTCTATACCATCTTCTTCTTTGGATTCTTTAATTTGAAACCAATTTACACAAGGCATACGAAAACCAAAGTCAATACTGCAATAAGTAGGTAAATTAGGATCATACTCATACCTACCAATATGTATTCTGCGATCGAAATCAAATACCTTTCCAGCAAACGAAGTAAACTCTGCCCCAAACTCCTGGGCTAATGTTTCTTTGGTCAAACTCTTTTTTAAATCTTTCATATCTTCTTTAAAGTAAGGAGATTCCCATGATGGGTGTTGCCAGGAGTCCCAATCGGGAAATTCTTTAGATTGTCCCCTAACATATAAATCATATAACCAATTATACCCTAAAGGAGTAGTAGTCATTAGACACCATCCCCCCCTATCTGATAATGTAGGTCTTAAATATTGTTCCCAAACTATCTGCTTTACTCTAGCTGCCTCATCTATGATCATCCAGTCCAAACCCTCCCCCACTAACGAGTCGGGGTTATCACATGACTTAATCCAAAGTTCGCTATTAAGCCCTAATAGTTTTAAGTAGTATATTTGTCCGGATATTTCTTTTTTGGCAGCAATAGGAAGTTTG